CCTCATATATTTCTTTTTCAGTTACATCCTTCATTCCTGTGTATTGCATAAGTTCAATATTTTTAAAATCTACATGTTCATAACAATCAACATCTTCATTTGAAAAAAATATTTCTTTATGGAGAATATCAATACCTAGCACTTCTCCTATTATCTTTTCTTCTTTATGCCAAGCTCTAAATTTAATCTCTCTCATCTTCTTCCTCCCAAGTTGCTATATGGCTTATATGTGTTCCATAATTACCACAGTTTTTACATTCAACCTCTGTTTCATAATCACTTTCTTCAAGTTCTAATGGATTTCCTTGTTTATCATATCCACTATATTCTTCATAGCCTCCTGTAACTCTTTCATAAAATTCTGTATTTCCACAATGTTTACACTTCCACATTTTTAATTCTCCTTTTTATTCATCTGTTAACACTAAAATTAAAACTAAAAATATTATTAAAAATATCATTTATCTCCTCCAATCTCTCCTGCTCTTACCTTAGCCCAGAACTCTTGCCACTCTTTACTATCTATAACTTTTTGTGCTTCCTCTTTTGTTTGAAAATAGTTTCCTAATTCATATCTAGCGTTGTCAGCTTCGTTATAATATTCTTCATCAGTTGTAATTTCGCTTGTTCCAGTAATAAAAAAATATTCTTTTTCTTTTTCTGCTCTCCATCTCCTAAGGAGCCCGTATTCTTCATTCACATAATCAACAAATTCTTTTATTTTATTTATTTTTTCTTCACAGTAACAATTAATATCGTTATCTGAAAGATAAATATCATCATATATCCATATTATGCGTTGTTCTAAATCTGTTGGACTTTCTAAAAACTGACAATTATATTTTTCAACATCTTCTTTTAATAAACCATCTGCAAAAAAATCATCATTTAAATTTTTAATTCTTACTGCTACCTTATCAAACACTTCTTGAGTTTCTATCTCTAATACATTTTCTTTTTCCATTATTCCTCCATTATTCTATTGAGTTTATTTGAAAATTTACTAATTCATCAATACTTTCAAAAGGCTCTTCTACACCAAGAGATGCTTCTTCCAAATAATTTCTTCTAGCATCATAGTACCATTCCCACTTATCAACTTTTGCTCCTTGCAATGCTTGAAACATATAATGTGATTTTAATAACTCTTCTAAAGTTTCTCTATCAATTTCAAAATTTCCATTTTTTAATTTTTTTAAGAATTCCATTACTTCCTCCTCACAAATCTATAAACTTCTAACTTTTCTGCATTTCTTTTTACCTGTTCAAATTCCACTGTACTCAATTCACTAGCCTTAAAGTTTAATATTTTCTTTAAAGCTTTTTTATAAAATACATCCATATCTTTACTCATATTAACCTCTGTATTTTCAGACTGTTTCAATTTTGGAAATAGTCATATAATCTAGCTTTTAAATTTCTTCGTAAATTATTAAAACTGCACAATCTTGAATTCCACTAAATTTAATATCAATAAGTTTTATTTTTTGACTTTTTAAAAATTTATTTATACTATTTTCTAAATCACTTGGATTAAATTCTAAAATTATTTTTACTTTCATTACTCCTCCTTAAAAGCTTGAAAGTGTCCTTTATACACTTTCTTTAATTCTCTTATTTGTCTATCATCTAAATAAATCCCTACAACATGATATTTACTACTAAAATCAGGAGTACCAATAGCATGTACTTCAGTATGATGTTTTCCACATAAGCACATTACTCTTAATTCCCTACCATCATCATTCTTATAACCGCCAATTCTTGATACATTATCATAATGATGGAGATATCCATATTCTCCACAGATACAACAAAATCTATTTTTAAGACATACATAATGATAAGCTTTATCATATTGGTCTGCTAAGTTTTCAATATCTTTTTTCAATGGAACATCATAATATATACAAGTTTCTAGCAACCATTTAATAAAGTCATTAGCTTGATTTTGAGTTAAAGTATTTAGTGCTAAACTGAAAGTTTTATTTTCAATTAAAGTACTTTGTAAAGATTTTATAAATGTTTCTTTTAACTCCTCCTCTATTTCTCCAACAGTTTTGTCCTTGTTCTTTTCAAGATACTTAGAAAAGAATGCAAGGGGAGATTTTAAAGGTTGCATATCATAGACTTCTAAAAATCTTTCTTTCAGTTGTTTTTTAGTTTGTTCTAAATCTATGTTATATGCTACTCTCCCTGCGTCTTGTCCTGTGAAGAAATTAGAAATATCATTCATAATTGCATATATTAGTTTTTGAGTTTCCCTGCTATATCCTAATTTCTCCATTTTAATTGCTCCTAACTATTCATTTTCTTTTTCATTTGTGAATATTCTCTCTTAGTTAATTCATTAACTTCTTTCTTGTAATGTTCTTTTATATAATTTTCCATATCTATATCAACAAATTTACAAAGTATTTCTAAATCTGATAATTCTTTTTGGCTACACTTTTGGTTAAACTTAACTAAAATATCGTGGGTTGTTTGTAAGTCTTTTAAATCTAAACTTCCAAGATTTTTAGTTTTATATTTCTTTAAAATACCTTGCATATCCTCATTTGTTGCTATATTTGTTATAGCTTCACATAATAATTGTTTTTGATTAATTTTTAATTGATTTTCAAGAACTTCTAAATCTTCAATATTCATCATTCCTATTTCAGATAACTTGTATTCTTTTTCATATTCATCTCTATTTCTTTCATCAACCATTGAATTGATAGAACTGATTAATTGTTGCTTTTTAGCTCTTGAAACTTCTTCATAAGAAGCAACTTCATCTCCATCAAGTCCAATTCCTAAATTCCCTAATGCTCTACCTACTGCCGATGTTTCTGCATTTTCTACATGAGAAGTTTTATTGACAAGAGAACTTTTTTCATCTCTTAACTCCATAGCTGTTCCAGTAGATTTTAAAACTCCATTTTCATCTCTTATGATTACTCTACAAGTTGCTACTTCTTGAGTTATTGAAAGCCATTCAGTTTCTAAACTCCAGTTTTTAAAATTTTCAGAGCTTCTAAATTCTTTTAATCTCTCAACAACTGGAACATAGTTTTTACCTTTTATATTTATAGTTTTCATTTATTCCTCCTATATGTATCTATCAAATAAATCAAACAGATAATTAACACATTTCCAAACAACTTTAACTATCCAAATAACTTTAAACTTAATTACATCTATAAATGTTGCTTTTGCAATTTTTTTATTTTCTTTTATCTCCATTTTCTCCCCTCCATTTCTAAAATCTTTTCAACTGCTTCAACTATTGTTAGTCCTTGCAACTCTTTATCTTTCCAATGTTTTATAAATGTTTTCCAATGTATCATTTTTTCCTCCTACTGCATATCATCATCTGCTATTCCTGTTCTCCAATAATGTGTGTTTCCAGTATTTTTTTTATTTTCTAACCATCTTTCCAATTTTAATTGGTCAAAAGTACCTTTTTCTATTAAGTCTGTTATTATTGTTTTTTCTTCTTCTGTTAATTCTTCAATTTTTTTTGTAATTTTTATTTCTTTAGCCCCAGTTTTTATGTATTTTGTCCCGTCTTCCTTTCTAATTAAACTACAATCTAAACTCAAATTTTTTGTATATTCTTCTTCTTTTACATCTTTTCCGAAATTTGCTAAACTTATACAACAACAATAATTTCTATAATCTCTATCCAACAGTTCCATAAATTGTTTTAAATTTTTCATTTTTATTCCTCCATTTCTCTTATTTCTCTAATAAAATCTTTTAATAAATTAATTTCCCCATGTTTTATACCTTTAAAATAAAAAGTGTTATAACCTTCATTTTCTTCTATTAATTTGTCAGTATTTTTTATAGAATTTTTCACTAATTTATACATTCTTTCTATTAGTTTTTCTCCTATTTCTTTTTCTATATAACTCATATTTTCCCTCCCATACCTTTATAAATTTTATTTAGATTTTCCATAGCTATTTTTACATTTGGATGTTTAGAATTTTCAATCATCCCTTTTATTTCTTGATACCAGCTTTTAGCTCTTTCTCTATTAAAATAATGTATTTCTGCTATCCCTAAAAAGTCCATTTGTGCTTTTCCTGCTAATTCCACAAGTCCAAATATTATTTTTACTTCTTCTGATATAAAATATAAATCTTTCATTTTCTCCTCCTTAGAGGGAGCTTTTACACTCCCTATATAAAATCTCTCATTGATAACCCACGACTTGTGTAAGGGTGGCTTTTTTCATATTCCCAATCGTTCACATTTAACTTATTTATTTCAATTTCATTTTCTAAGTCTTTTAAATCTTTCAAGAACTTAGAGAAATCATAGTATTTAGTTTTAAAAGGATAAGTGTTATCAGAATGAACTGCTGTTATTTCTATATCTATATATCCAGCTTGTTCGCCATTATCCCAGTAAACATTTATAGAAGTATATTCATCTTCTAATTTTGCTAGGTCTGGAAGTTTGAAATAGTTATCTATCTCACTTCCGTATTTATTTTCTGCTTCTGTGTACATAATCCATTGATGGTCTGCAAATTCTAGTGTGAAGTTTTTCATTTTATCTCCCTTATCAATTCCAAGTTACATTTTCAGGTATTGCAGTTTCTACCTTTGCAGGTATATTTGCTTTTTCTTCAATGTAATAATACGTATATCCGTGTTTAAAATATTGTTTACCATTTTCATAATAAGTAATATCTAAACCTTTTATTTGTTCTATTAAGAAATTTCTGATTTCCTTAGAAACTTCCTTATATTCAGTTCTATCATTTATTACAGCTCTCTCAATTACTACTAAATTTTCATCTAGTAGTAATTTTTTTAGTTGTAGTCTACTTTTTGCTTCTAACATTTTTACCCCCTCCTATTCTTCTAAAACCCATTTAAGACTAAATAATTCAGCTCTTTTATTTGTTATATAGTTTCTGTCTTCATCTGCATTAGCTTCTAATTCTAATTCAGTTATTTCTTTTCTTAGTTCTTCTATTCTTTCTTTTATTTGTTCTAATGTTTTCATATTCCCCTCCTGTTAATTTTATACTTATACAAAATTTTTTATACTTTTTGTATAAGAGTAAATCAAAAAAAATTGAATGATTGAAATTACTTTGTAATTAATTATACAAAATGTATAAAGAAAAGTCAAGAAATATTTTTACATTTTGTATAAAATATTTTATAATTAAGACAAGGAGGAATTGCTTATGGAAAACAAATCAGAATTTGCAGTATTTTTAAAAAAATATATGGAAGAACACGAATATAAACTTGAAGCATTTGCAGACAAAGTTGGTTATAGTTTTGGATTGATAAGTCATTATATTAATGCTAGAAGAAGTCCATCGTATAAATTTATAAGAGAATTTTTTAAAAAATTTCCTCTTACTGAAAAAGAAAAAATTGAAGTATTAGAAATATTAAAGAAAGATAAATTACCTGAAGAAATTATGGAACTTGAAAATTTGTCTAATCCTATGTATAGAGAATTAGATAGTAGGGGTAAAATGCAATTTAAAGAAATTATTGAACAATCATCACTAATGTTTAACGATGAAAATGTTTCTGAAGAAGATAAGCAAAAGGTTTTATTGGCTATTCAAGATGCTTTTTATGATGCAAAGCAAAAAAATAAAAGAAAGAAATAGCTAGGTGATTAAATGAATATAAAGCTAAGAGTTTTAAATTTAATTGCAAAATATAGAACAAGAAATCCTTTTAAATTAGCTAATTTATTAGGAATAACTGTAATATTTAGAGATTTAGGGGAAGTTAGGGGATTATTTAAAAAAGTGTTGAAAAGGAGATACATATTCATAAATTCAAATTTAAGTGAGTTCGACCGAAGAATAGTTTGCTGTCACGAGTTAGGGCATGCTATTTTACATTCATCAAGTGAATATCAATTTTTAATAGATAATACAAGGATATTAAGAAAAAGCAGACTTGAAGATGAAGCAAATCTATTTGCTAGTTATCTACTAATATCAGATGATGAAGTATTTGAAGAGTATGACTTCAAAGAAACAGAAACTAATTTTTTGATGCTGGAGGAAATAAAAAGATTAAGAGGAAATTTTTAAAATTTGCTGTATAATAAAATTATCATATAAAATTTTGAGGGAGGTTTTTTATGAAATACAAGATCAGTTTTGATTTTAAAATTATTGATGTATTTTTATTAATGGGTGTTTCTTTGATTTGGATAATTCTGACTACTCTTATTTTTAGTTTTATAGCTGGAGCAATAGGAAACTATTTTATAGCTTCATTGTTAGTACCTTTAATTATATTAACTTCATCTATTGCTATTGTGATTCATATTGTTAAATATATTTGTGAAGGAATAACAATTTATCCAGTTACAAAAGATGGAAAAGAATTAAATAAAGAAATTCAAATAAATAAGCCATTATAATTTAGGGGGCATTATGAAAAAGGTTTTATTATTAATTTTTAGTTGTTTTTTATTGTTTTCTTGTAATGAAGAAAAAGAAAATAAAATAGATAATACTCAAAAGAATAACACACAAAAATATTCTGAAATTAAGCTAAATGAAGTTATAAACAAAATTAAAGAAATTAAAAATGACAAAGATTATAAAACTAATAAAGAAATATACATAGATGAAGCAAGAACTGAAAGAGTTGAAGAGGCATATGATGAATTTGAAAATAAAGCAGTCTATAAACATATAAATGAAGATGTTATGGACAAAATAAAATTTTCTTTCTCTACAATTTTTCTTGAAAATAATTCTGATATAATGGTGAAACCAGAAGATTTTGATATTTTAGATATGACTGTTATTTTTTCTTGTCCAGATAAAGATTATTTTTCTTTTAATAAAATAACATTGCTTATAGATGGAGAAAAAATGTATTTTAAAACAGAGCCTGGACAAAGAAATTTAGACCATACAAAAGATTATAGTTATACTATTTTAAATGCTCCTTATAATCTTAATCCTGATATGTATGGTTTATTGGGTTATTTAGCTAGAGCTAAGACCATAAAAATTAGATTTGAAAATGATAGAGGGCAACATAAAGATTTTGAAATATCTAGTAAAGAACATGAAAAAATAAAAGATATGTATGAATGGTATAGAGTTTTTTTACTTTTTCAAGGAACAACAGAAATTTTAATAAATGAAAAAAATAAGTCACTTTAAATAGTGACTTTTTACTTGACTTTTACTTATACATAATGTATAATTATTTTTAAGGAGGCTTTATGAAAGTAAATACAAAAAAATTAAAAGATAAATTAGAAAAAATTAGCTTCTCTGACTTAGCTAAATATTTAGGAGTTACAAGAGCCAGTATTTATTACCATTATTATAATTTAAAAAAAGGAAAATTAACTTTAAAATTAAATGTTATTAAAAAAATTTCTGTTTACTTAGTAGATAGAGAGGACTTTTTTTTTGACTAACTCTTATACAAAAAGTATAAAACTCTAAGGCTAGTCCTTATATATAGTAGGAGAATTGAAAATAAAAATATTAAAGAAACAAAAAAGATTAAAGGGCTATTCTTTAATCTTTAATGTCTAAATTTTTTAACTTTTTATACCTTGCAAAAATTTTTTAATCTTTTTCCTTAAATTAACTCTTAAAATTTCTCTCAAAAATTAATTATAAGGGAGATTTAAAAAACCTTAGAAAAAAACAGCCTTTCTCTTTCTATGGGGCATTCTATCACTTATGCAGTTTTAGTTCTGCAAATTTAAAGCCAATAGCTGATAGAACATAAAAGAGTAGCATCCTTATTTTTCGTGGCTTGTTCACGTACTAATTTATGCAAAAAGAACTGGCAAATTTAAAAGGGCTTTTAACACAAGCACCACCTCCAAATTATGCCATAAGGCTATTATTATTTTAGCATAAATTTTAGCTTATAGAAAGGAGAAAAAGCAAAATGAAAAAAATTAATTTTGAAATGGAAGTAAAAAAAGAGTTAAGAAAACAAGGAAAAACAATAACATCACTAGCAAAAGAGATAGGAATATCAGTAGCTTATTGTTCTGATGTTATTAGAGGAAATAGGCAAGGTATAAAAGTTAAAGAAAAAATAAAAGAAATATTACAAATCTAAGGCTAGTCCTTAGACACATAGCCATAAGTCATTTTTGCCCTAGCTTTCACCCCCTCGAGAGTTAGGTTTTATCCCTTATGGCTATCTGTGTAAGGCGTAGCTACTGGATAAAACTAAGTCCACGAATGTGGGTAGGCTTTAGCTTAGAATCTTATGTTTTATCACTTACAAATGGACTGTTGCAAGTCCACAAGTTGCAACTATAACTTTTATTAGTTTTATGAATGGAAAAACTAATCATCTTACATCTTTGCCTAACGCGGAAAAGGCAGGACCTAATCTGTGGACAATCTAGCTAGCTGGTAAAGGTGTATGATGTAAAACTTTGGAGAGTTAGGAAAACGGTAATCTAGTCCTCGAGGTATTTTGTGGGTTCAAATCCCACACTCTCCATCAAATTTAATGAAACCTTTCTTGCAGTTTCTTATTAATTCGTATTTTAGTAAAAAATACATTGAAACTAAAAGAAAAAGTTGCCGTGTCAATTCGTATTTTTTAAGATTTATTTAAGACTTTTCAGGATAAATATTAATTTTTTCTATATATATCAATGAAATTATTAAGATTTTTTCTGGAGAAGTTAAAAAATATCTAGTAAGTATCTAGTGAGTATCTAGTAAATTTTGTTAATTGAATTAGTGGTTGCAGTCTTACAGTCTCCCAGACATTGAAAGACTGTAACTGCTAATTGAGGTAATAAATTAAATGAGTGTTTGGGAGACACTCCAAAACAGGAGGATAAATAAATGGACGAAGTAAAAAAAGAGATTAAATGTGAGTTGTATAACGATCATATGCAAAATTTTAAGGTATATAACATACCGAAAGCACAATTAATAATTGCAGATATACCATATAATTTAGGGAATAATGCTTATGCAAGTAGTCCCGAATGGTATATAGATGGAGATAATAAAAATGGAGAAAGCAGCAAGGCAAATAAAGCTTTCTTTGATACAGATCACAATTTTAAAATTGCAGAGTTTATGCACTTTTGTCAAAAGATGTTAAAAAAAGAGCCGAAAGAAAAAGGAAAAGCACCTTGTATGATTATCTTTTGTGCATTCCAACAAATAAACACTTTAATAGATTATGCTAAAAAATATGGATTTGAAAACTATATACCAATATTTTTTATAAAACAAAGTAGTCCACAAGTTTTAAAAGCTAATATGAAAATTGTAGGAGCTACTGAATATGCACTAATTTTTTATAGAGATAAGCTGCCAAAATTTAATAATAATGGCAAGATGATAAAAAATTGGTTTAACTGGGAAAAGGACAACAAAGAAAAAGTTAAGAAAATACATCCAACACAAAAGCCAATAGCAATATTAAAAAGACTTATAGAAATATTTACAGATGCTGGAGATGTAGTTATTGACCCTTGTGCTGGTAGTGGAACAACATTAAGAGCAGCAAAAGAATTAAAAAGAGATTCATACGGCTTTGAAATTAAGAAAGATATATACAGTTTAGCACTAGAACATATGATTAATTATAAAGACCCTCAATTGACTTTTAATTTTTAGATTAATGAGTTAAAGGCTTCTCATTAAAAAGCCTATTTATTACTTGAATTAGTGGGGGCTATTCGTAGCCTACCAAGCTCTGAGTAGTCCTTACTAATTGAATTAATAAAGAGAGAGTTAAGGTAGGCTCTCCAAATACACAGGAGGTAATATAAATGGCTAAATTTAGACAAATACAAACTAACTTTTGGAGTAATACATACATTCAAGAAGAAATGACAGCAGAGGACAAGTATTTTTATTTGTATTTAATGACAAATGAATTTACAACACAAATAGGAATATATTCTATAACTAAAAAACAAATGGCTTTTGATTTAGGATATTCAATAGAATCTGTACAAGCATTATTGCAAAGATTTGAAACATACCATAAATTAATAAAATATGACACAGAAACAAGGGAAATTGTTTTATTAAAATGGGCAGAAACTAATTTAAATATTGGAGGGAAACCTGTACAAGATTTAATCAAAAAAGAAATTTCACAAGTTAAGAATAAAGAATTTTTATTTTTGATGTTTGAAAATTGTCCTGAAAACAGTTTAAAAACTTTTATAGCTTCTTTATTATCAGAAAATAAAAAAGATAATAATATCAATACTTCTTACGATACGTCAGACGCTTCGTTTAACGATACGGGGGCAATAAATAATAAAGAAGAAATAATAAATAATAATAACAATAATATAAATAATTTAGAAAATATAATAGAGGACCAGGAGCAAGAAGAAAAAGTTATTGTTAATTCTAATGGAGTATTACAACAAGAAATAAAAATGCTCTTAGGAGTAAGAAAAATCAAGCCATATGACATTATAAAACTCAATAAACCTATTGAGCGTATTAAGTTTGTCATAGATTTTTGTAACAGAAATAATAAAACAGATGGCTATTTATTCAAGGCACTAAAAGATGATTGGGAGTTAAAAGAAGTCCAGCAGGAAGAAAAGTTTTGCTATTTAACTAAGCCAAAAGAAGCATATAAGGAGCTGATGTAAATGAAAATTGACACTATATGCTATGAAGAAAAGGCTTTAATATCAATGCTATATCTTACAAATGATGTAGCTTGTAAAAACAAAATAAAAAATATTCCAACTAAATATTTCTCTAGCTTAGTTCAAAGTTTTATAAAAAAATATAAGACTTATGAAATGAAAAATCTATCAGTTGATAGTTTACTGGAAGAAAAAGAGTATAAAAGTTTTTTAGCTGAGGCTTTTGAATTACCAGTTGTAGTATTAGAAGAAAATATAGACAAGTATACAAAAGTCCTTGAAAACAGATATTATAAAAACTGTATTATAGAACTTTCTAACACTCCAAATGAATTGATAAAAGAAAAAATCAATGAATTGCATTCGGAAGTTGTGAAAGAAAATGATAAAAGCATTAAAGTAGCTGATATTAAAGACCTTGAAAGTTTGTTTTATGAAAGTTTAGAGGAAAATGAAGCAGTTAAAACTGGTAGATTTAGACTTGATAAATATCTAAAATTCACAAAAAGAGATTTGCACATTATAGGAGCAAGACCAGGAGTTGGGAAATCTGCATTTGCTTTATACATAGCACTTATGATGGCACAATTTTCAAGAGGATTATTTTTTAGTTTAGAAATGCCATTAAAACAGATAGCTCAAAGAATTATTAGCAACCAAACTAGGATAGAACTTGATAAACTGGCAAATAAAGAAAAATTTAAAGAGCTAACAGCAGATGAAAAAGAGTTAGTAAATGTTCTATTCAAGAAGTTACTAAGAAAAAGCAACTTAATTCTCTATGATGGAAACTTTAAAATTGATGAATTAGAGGAGTATATCAAGAATGAAAAGGAAATAAACGGGCTTGATTATATAGTTGTGGATTATTTACAGTTAGTAAAATCTAGTAAATCAAGTAGATATGAGCAGATAACAGAAGTATCTATTAGATTAAAACAAATAGCTAAGGACTACGATATAGCAGTAATTGCACTATCTCAATTATCAAGAGATATTGAAAAAAGAGTAGACAAAGATATTTACCTTGCAGATTTTAGAGAAAGTGGGCAAATAGAACAAGATGCTTCAACTATATTAGGTCTTACAACAGAGCCAACAGAAATTGAGTATAAAGAACTTATGAAAGTACAAATATTGAAGAACAGACAGGGACAGCTTGGAGTTATGAAATATGAGTACTATAAGAAAAATCAAACATTTTTTGAAGTATAAAAATTAAAAATATAGGAGGAATAGAAATGAAAAAATTATTGTTTTTGTTATGTTTAATTGTATTGTTTACAGGTTGTGATGAATTTGGAACTGATAAGGATATTCGTTCAACTGCAAGATTGGGAAGTAAGTTAGCAGAAAATCAACCAACCCCAAACGATATTGATTATAGCTTAGAAAGGTATAATCTGATTCGTAGGACATATTGGGTAAATGGTCAAAGAGAAAAAGCTATCAATTTACCTTGTCCTGTTGTAAAACCATTTGGATATATAGTTTTATTCACTGAAAATGGAGGGATAGTAGGTTCATTTACTGTGGATGGAAAAGTATCTAGTTTAAATAGTTTTTTAACTCCAGATAGTGAATATTATTCAAGTGGCACTTATAATAATTGGTTGCCTGATGTAGATGGAAGTTATGGAGAAAATGACAATATGGGTATATTCTTTTTTACTAATGATGGAAAATATATAGAATGGACAGGAACATATTTATACAGTGATATACCTATGAAAGTTGAAAATCCAATAGTTAAATATGAAATTGGAGGGAATAAATGAAAATAGTAGGATGGATAATATCTGGAATAATTGGGTTATTAATGGTAGTTTTGTTAATGAATGGTTTTGGTTTCTTTAATGAAAAAGTTAATTACACATATCAAAAAGCTATTGATAATGTAAGCTATAAAAGATTAAAAAAAGTTGAAGATACTGCTAGAGCAATGATTGCAACATATAAATCAGACAAATTAACTTATGAAGCTTATAAAAATACAGATGTAGAACTTGCAACACAGGCTAAAATAAGAGCAAACAGAACAGCAGTTGCTTACAATGAGTATATTTTAAAAAATAGTTTTCAATGGAAAGGGAATATCCCTAGTGACATTTATAATCAATTGGAAATAATAGAGTAGGAGGAACAGATGGTAAATAAAAAAATGACAATGAGAGATTATTACAGAAGCTTTATAACAAGAGCTAACAAAGAAGCTGGAGTTACTTACAATGCTTCTAAGCTAAATAGTAAAGAAGAATGTGAAAAGTATTTACTAAATTTAATAAAAGACTTAAGACATAAAAAACAGGACAATAAGGCTTATATCAAAGAAATAGACAGTTTAAAAGAAGAAATTGAAATTTTGAAAAAAGATAATAATAACTTAGCTGCTCAAAACAGAAACAGAGATTTTTTATTTAAATTAGCTAATGAAGCTACTGGCGATTATTTCAATGAAAAATTAAAACACAACACTACAAAAAAGAGAGTAATAGAATATAAGAAAATAGTTTATAGTTTGTTTACAATTAGTATTATAGAAGCAGTTTCAATAGCGATGCTTTTATGGAAGTGATAAGATGAATAATTTAATAAAAATAGAAATTAGAGATAATCAGCAATTAGTAAGTGGAAGAGAATTGCATAAGTTTTTAGAAGTTGGTACTAGATACAATGATTGGATAAATAGAATTATAGAAAAATATAATTTCATTGAAAATAAAGATTTTATAACTATTACTCAAAAAAGAGTAACAGCTCAGGGGAATGAAACTGAATTTGATGACCACTTAATGACAATAGCAATGGCTAAGGAAATTGCAATGGTATCTAATACAGAAAAAGGAAAAGAAGCAAGAATATATTTTATAAAATGTGAAGAAGCTTGGAATAGTCCTGAAATGATATTAGCAAGGGCAAACCAAATTCAAAGTAGAATGATTGAGAACTATGCTGATAAAATTAAAATTTTAGAAAATAAGATAGAAGAAGATAAGCCAAAAGTTGAGTTTTATAATGATGTGATTGATAGTAAAAATACTTGTGATATGCAAACAGTAGCTAAGACTTTAAATTTTAAAGGAGTTGGAAGAAATAACTTATTTGAGATTTTAAGAGAAAATAAAATTTTGCAATCAAATAATCAACCTTATCAAAAATATGTAGATAATGGATGGTTTAGAGTTATTGAAACAAAATTTAATGATTATAAAACAAGTGAAATTAAAATCAGTTTTAAGACTGTTGTATTTCAAAAAGGTATTGAAAAAATATCAATATTATTAAAAGACTTAGGTTATACAAAGGTAGCTGGTTGAGATGAAGCAGAGATTTGAGATACCATATAAGCCTGATTCAATGAACACACACTGGAGAAGAGGTAACAATGTAACTTATCTTAGCAAGAAAGGCAGAGAGTTCAGGGACAATATACAACAGTTTATAAAATTACAAAAATATAAAACTTTTAAAAATAAAGTTAGCGTAAAAATAGAGCTATGTTTCAAGAGCAAAAGAGAAAGAGATTTAGACAACTATTTTAAAGCTATATTAGATAGTTTTAACGGCTTTCTATATGAAGATGATAAATTGATATATGAATTATCTTCAAGCAAAAAATTAGGGTGTGATAGAGATTATTTTATAATTGAAGTTGAGGAATTAAATGAGTTTTAAAGAACATAATAATCGTGTAATAAGTAAAAAGCTAGCTGAATATATTACAGGAATAGAATTGAGAAAGTATGTTGCTAGGAAAGTTAAAAAGTACATTAGCAAAGAAAATATAACAGTATTTGATGGTGCGGTAGGAAGTGGACAGCTAGAGCAATTTGTTAATCCAGCTATATTATATGGTGTAGATGTGCAAGAAAATTCTATTAATTCAGCTAGGGAAAATTTTAAAAATACAGAACTTGAAATTAAAAGTTTTTTTGAATATGAAAAAGATGATTTAATTGTAGATTGTGTTATTATGAATCCACCATTCTCAATAAAATTTAAAGATTTATCAGAAGCAGAACAAAAGAACATACAAAAAGATTTTCAGTGGAAAAAGTCAGGCTGTGTAGATGATATATTTGTTCTAAAATCTTTAAAATACACAAAAAGATTTGGATTTTATATTTTATTCCCTGGTGTAGGTTATCGGAAAACTGAGCAACAATTCAGAGAAATTATAGGATATAACTTAGCTGAATTAAATAGAATTGATAATGCTTTCACAGATACAGGAATATCAGTTATATTTATTGTTATTGATAAAGAAAAAAATAATAACAAAGTTTATAGGGAAATATATGACTGTAAATTAGATAAACAAATTTTAGAAGATGAATGGATTTTAGAAGATGATTGTTATTGGCAACAGTTACAGGAAGAAAGAGAAGTAGAAAAAATTGATATAAACAAATTAAATACTAAGGCTTCTGAATTATGGATAAGCGGAGTTCAAAAAAACTTAGAATTAGATTTATTTTTAGTTCAAGAATGTAATGCCAATATAGATATATTGGGAAATATTAAAAGACTAAAATCTATTTGTAAAGAATTTGAAAGGAAATTAAGATGTTGCAGAAATTACAAGAGTTCAATGAGTGTATTAGAGAAGCAATCGAAATTATTATCTCTATTCGAGGCAACGCAGAGGTAAGAATATTTGATATTTTTGATATAAAGTATATGAGTAAAAAAGATATTTTTACTAAGAAAAATATAACATCAGAGGGAAAGAACGCAATATTTTATGGAGATATTTCAAAAAAATATGATTGTTTTGCCAATGAAACAATAAGCAAGATAGACAATGAAGTCTATGAAAAAGCTACAAAGATTAACAAAGGACAAATATTAGTAAATTTAGAAGATTTTGAATATAAAGATATAGGAAGATGTGTTTTATACCAAAATGAAGAAGGTGCAGCAATAAATGGTAATGTTGCAATCTTATCATTAAAAGATAGCTTTAAAAATACTATTGATTTAAGGTACATATCATTTTTTCTAAATTATAAAGATACAGTCAGAAATTACATTTATCAAAAATCAGTTGGAGAAAAAGTTAAAAGACTATCTAAATCAGATTTTGAAAATATTTTAATAATTATACCTAATTTAGAAGTTCAAAATAAAACTGTAAATAACTTCATAGAATTAAAAAGACAGTTTGAAGACGATATATCAGAAATTGAAAGAAAAATAAAATTAATTGATGAATATTCAAAAGTGTATGTTGAAAGTATATTAAATTTTAAAAGAAATAATAATATTGAGGAGTTGAATTAATTGATTTACAGATGTAAGAATTGCAACAGATTTATAGCTAATATAAAAAATGAAAAGAATATGAAAATAAAATGTAAATCAGTTGAGTATTTAGATGAGAATACTTTAAAAATAAAATGTAGTTGTAAACATATAAATATTGTAGAAATTCCAAAGTAAAATAAAAACATAACTATTGAATTTACAGTACATATATGCTACAATATAGGCAACAATTAAAAAGACCAAGTCGTTAAGTAGAGAAATCTATTGACAACTTTATTTAATAAAGTAGAAGGACTTAGATAACAAATTAATCAAGATGTAAAAATCTTATTAGTTTTTTATTTAAGTCCTTTTTTTATTCAAAAAGGCAGGTGAGTTCAAATAGCAAAATCAAAATGGGAAGATGTAAAAGAAAAGTTAATACTTGTTCAAGGTTGGGCTAAAGATGGACTTACTGATGAACAAATAGCAAAAAATTTAGGAATAGCAGTTGATACATTTTACAGATATAAGAACAAATATTCAGAGTTTTCAGAGGTCTTAAAAAAAGGGAAAGAAGTATCAGACTATGAAGTAGAAAATGCTCTATATAATAAAGCAATAGGTTATAACACCAAAGTAAAGAAAGCATTTAAAGTAAAAAATGTTGAATATGATGATTATGGAAAAAAAATAAGAGAATATGAAGAAATAATTTTAGCAGAAGAAGAAATTCATATACCAGCAGATACAACAGCACAGATATTTTGGTTAAAGAATAGAAAATCAAGTAAATGGAAAGATAAGCAAGACATAGACATTGAAGATAACAATGTAAGTATTACTATTAATGGAGTTAAAAGAAATGGAAATTAATATACAAGCTAATGAGCATTTTATTGATTATCTAAATAACTGGGATAAGAGATTCTATTACATTGTTGGAGGATATGGAAGCAGTAAATCATATCACACAGGATTAAAACTAATATTAAAAGCTATTCAAGAGAAAAGAAGAATATTAGTAGTAAGAGCAGTTTACAGGACTATAAAAGAAAGTTGTTTTTCACTGTTAAAAGGAATTATAAGTAATTATAACCTAAGTGGATTATTTACATATACAGTAAACCCACTTCACATAAGATGTAAAAATGGGAGTGAGTTTATATTTATGGGCTTAGATGATAGTGAGAAATTAAAATCTATTGATAATGTAGATATGATTTGGATTGAAGAATGTTCAGAAGTTTCATACAACGCTTTTAATGAGTTAAATGGAAGATTAAGAACATTAGGGAAAGACTTACATATATTTTTAACTAATAACCCTGTTAGTGTAAACAACTGGACTTATGAAAGATTTATTAAAAAAGCAGGAATAGATGAAGAGGAGCTTTATCAAAATAGAATTATGACAACAGATGATACTTATTATCATCATTCAGTTGTTGAGGATAATGCTTTTGTTACTGATGAATATATAAAGCAATTAAAAAATTTTGAAACTTATGATATTGAAAGATACAGAATAGCATATCAAGGAAGATTTGGAATAGTTGGAGAGAGAGTATTTACAAATATTCAAAAAGCTAGTGATACAGAAGTACAAATAATAGTAAAAGAATTAAGTAAATATGGACTAGGAAACTTATATGACGGCTTAGATTATGGTTTTAGTATTTCTTATAATGCACTCGTTAGAATGGCTATAGATAGAGAAAATAACATTCTATATGTTTATGATGAGTTATATAACAAGAACTTAATAACAAGCGAATTAATAAGCTCTATGAGTTATATAAAGCAAAAACACAGAGAGATTATAGCAGATAATGCAAGACCTGAAACAACTGAAGAAATTAGGAGATCAGGATTTAAAATAATTAACTGTGAAAAAGGTGCAGGAAGTGTATTAGATGGATTGCAGAAATTAAAGAGTTTTTACAAGATTATAGTTTCTGATAAATGTAAGAACACATATAGAGAACTTACTGAACTATGTCACGAAAGAGATAAGAACGGAAATTACTTAGAAGATAAATTTACACTAGATCCACACACAGTTGATGCTATGAGATATGGACTAGAAAAGTATAAGGCTACTACATTTAAGAATGGTGAAATAAGAAAGCCACTAGGAGTTTAAAAATGGAGAAATCAAGGATATTAAAAGCATATAACGAGTATATTCAAACTGATATTCACAGAAATTGTGAAAAATACAGGAAGCTATCAGATGGGAAAAGTGCAGATGTATTTTTTGCAGATGTAAAAGCAAGAGTAAATTTGGAATATATGGGAATAGTAGATAAACAAGGTTATATGAAATCTTACAGTATTAATAATAATAGTTTAACAAGCAACAGCAAAGGTTGTAGTCTTAAAGATTTAGTTGTAGGTAATGGGTTATTACAAGCTACTACAAGACTCTATGCAGAGTATGCAACAAGTAAAAAGATAGTTACTAATCAGAAAGATTTTGAACTTATAAAAGATTTTGATTTAGATGATTTACTAGGTAAAGCTATGGTAATTCAATCTTGGGCTGGTAAATTGCTTTTAAAAGGAGTTACAGAATTAGAAAAATTTAGTTTTTATCCAGTAACACCAAAAGATTATTTCCCAATTAGAAATGAATATAATCCAAAGTTAATTGATGGATATGTAATTTATAACTTATCAGCAGATGATAAAAATAAAAATACTCTTATTTGTGAAATCTATGAACTAGATAGCATTGAGTATAGAGCTTTTAAAATAACGGATAAAAACATAGAAGAAATTGAATATCCTTATAACTTAAAAGATAATGGAATGATAGAAGATGGCTTAGGTTATAGAGATAATCAAGCAAAAGGTTGGGCAGTAGTTGAAATAGAAAATATATTCGGTACAAGTGATTATAATGATGACTTAGTTGGGAATGTAAGAGAATTAGTTATTGGAGATACTTTAACATCACAAGCATTTCAAAAAGTTGCTAATCCATTATTACAAGTTCCAGACAGTGTTATAGAAGTTGATACGAATGGTCGTAGCACTGTAAGGCTAGATGGCAGAGTAGTAGTTGTAAACAAAGATGATAAAGATGTTAAACAAGTGCAGCTTGAAACTAAGACACAAGAATGGAAGTTACAAAAAGAAGACATCAAGAATGATATATACAAGCAATTAGGAGTAAATGATTTAGCTTTTGGTATAGATTTAGGAGGCTCTATTGCTTCTGGAGAAGCTAAAAGAAGAAGTTTAGAAAGAACTATTGCCACAGTTGAGAGCAAAAGGGCTAAGTGTATAACTGGAATTAAAAATATAATTCTATGGGGATATAAGAAGTTAAAAGGTCAAGAAATAGATTTAGAAATAGAAGCACAAGACATTTTGAGTTTATCATTAACTGAAAAAATGGCTATTGTAGTTCAAGGTATTCAAAATAATGTAATGAGTTTAGAAACAGCTATTAAGTTTTTAGGTATCTTAGGAAAGAATGCAGATGAAGAAATAGAGCTAATAAAAACTAATGTAGCATATCAAGAAAAATTAATTAACATAATGAATACACTTGCTGGAATAACAAGAGAAGAACAATTACAAGTTAAATTAGAGGAGCTTTCAAAAGACATTATGAAAGATTTAGGACTTGAAGTTAAGGAGGAATAATATATGTTCCCACTAGCACAAGAGAATAAATTAAGACTTATATTTGAATTTTACACAAAAAAGAGAGTAGGTAGAGCAAAGAAAGCTATAAATAATGGACAACTGCCACTCTTTGAATTAACAGATGATGAGAAAAGAAACATTATAAAAGAATTAACAAAGGTTGCTATTGAGGTTAATTTATCTACTTTTGAAAGTTGGAGAACTTTAACAGATGAAGAACTAAAGAGAACAGATTTAACAGGTGCTAAATACTGGATAAAAAAGAATTATGATTTATTTAATAACACATCAGTAACAGCAGATAAATTAATGGATATAAGGCAACAAAGAATAGTAGATACAATTAAAAATTATAATAGAAATTTAGATGTATTAAAAAATGGAGAAGTACCAAAATCTACATTGAATGCTTTAAAGCAAGACATAGCAAATAATAGAGCTAGTAAAGAAATTAAAGATATTGTTAAGAGTATAGAAAACGGAACATATACAAATAATGATATTGATAAACTCCAAAAATGGCTTAATAACAGAAATGAGAATCTTGCAAGAAATGAAACAGGTAATTTATACGCTCAAGAATGTAAAGACTTGATGATTGAAAACGGTATTGAGCATTTTGTTTGGCATACGATGAAAGATGATAGAGTAAGAGAATCACATGCTGAACGAGAGGGCTTAGTATTCAGTATCAATGATGAATTACCAGGAGAAGATTTTAATTGTAGATGTTGGGCTGAACCAATTAGATTAAATTAATTTTGTGTGAGAAATTGCACGAGAGGAGAAACAATGGAATTAAAAGACGGAGTTTTAATATTAACAGATGAAGAAAAGAAAATGCTGGGAAGTAATGAGGGTAAAAAATGGCTAACTGATAATAAGTTTATGATTGAAACAGTAAAGGAAGTAGACAAACCAATTACAGCAGAGACAGTAACTAACTTTATAAGTAAAAATCAAAGTTTATCAGATAAAATTTATAATGATAATGCTATTAAATTTTTAAAATCAAAACTAGGAGATAAGGTAACTTCTGATGATTTAGGAAAAGAAATAGTATTTAAAAATAGTTTTGAAGATTATAAAAAAGAAGCTATTAAAACAGCAGTAAGTTTTGGACTAGGAGCAATTTCTCCAAAATATAGTTCAATGCTTGTAAATGCAGTGGACTTCTCTAAATTAGATATTAAAGATGGAAAGATTACAGGTTTTGATGAACAAGTTGCAAATTTCAAGACAACTTATCCAGATTTATTTAATGAAAAAGGAAGTACTACACCAGCATCATTACCAAGTAATCAAGGTAATTCAAAAGTTAAATATGAAGACTTTATTAAGATGTCAGATGTAGAAAAATCAAAATTAACAGATGAGCAATTAAAAGAAATATTAAGAGAAGAATAGGAGGCTATATGTCATATAACAATTTTAAACCAGAAGTGTGGACAGAATTAACAAACAGAAACTTAAATAAAGAATTAGTGTTTGGAGCATTAGCAAATAGAAACTATGAAGGTAAAATAGAAAACTTTGGAAGTGCTATAAGAGTGCCAAGTATTGGGTCAGTAACTGTTGGAGATTATACAGGAGCAGATATAACATTCCAAGAAGACACTGGAGCATATCAAACAATTAACATTAATAAAGCTAAATATTTTGCTTTAAAAATGGATGATGTAGACAAGGCACAAGCTATACCAGGAGTAATGGAAGGATTAACAGAACAAGCTATTTATGAAATGGCAGATGTTGTTGATACAGAACTTGCTAAGTTGTATACAAAATGTAAAAACAAGGTATCTGGGACAATAGGAACAGATAAAGTGACTCATTTAATATTAAAATTAGCAGCACAAATGGATAAAGACAATGTACCAACAGCTAATAGATGGTTAGTTTTATCCCCAGAAGTTTATGTTGAAATTATAAAAGAGTTACCTCAAATTTCAACAGGAGAAAATACTTTGGGAATTAACCAAAGTTACTATATAGGAATGTATGGAGGTTTCCAAATATTCAAATCTAACAATGTTCAATTAACTGGTAAAAAGTATCACTGTATGGCAGGAGTAAGTCAAGGTTTGACTCTTGCAATGCAAATAAACAAAATGGAAGCAGGAAAATTTGAAAAATCATTTGGAGAGTATATAAAAGGATTACAACTATTTGGATGTGATGTTATTGAAACTGAAACAGGTAAAACAAAATTACTTTGTGAATTAGAAGTATCACAAGCATAATGGAGAGTTAAAAGCTCTCCCCTTGCTTTAAAGGGGGCTAAATGATAATAGGTTATGTTAGTTTAGATGAAGCTAAAGAATTTATAAGAAACAGGTATGAGGAAGTATCTGAACAAGAATTATTAAAAGGCTTATATAAAGCATTAGATAAAATTGAAAGTTTATGTATAAGAGATAGTGGAAAATCTGATAAACAAGAATTAATATTCCCTAGAATTAATGAATCAAAAGTACCTGATGAAATTAAAAAGGCTCAGATACTGGAAGCATATTCAATAGTTAAAGATTTAGATGATGACAATACAAGTGATATTGAAAAAGGCATTGCTAGTAAATCAATAAGTGATATGTCAATAACTTATGCAACAGATGGAGCGAATAAGATAGGGGCAACTATATTTGCAAGTTCACAAGCTAAGACTATTCTATATAAATATGTAAGGAAGACTTATGATTGGAGTTAATGTAAAATTCACAACTGAAAGTTTGAAAAAATTTTCTGAGATAGAAAAACAATTAAATCTATTAGCAAAATGGAAGTTAGTTGTGCAATTTAATGAAGATAATACAGAAGAAAACGGGCAAAAAGTTGAGCTTATAGCAATGTGGCTTGAGTATGGAAAAGAGGGCTTTAATGTTCATTATCCTGCAAGACCATTTTGGAGAACAGCAATAGATGCTAATATGCAAAGAATAATGAATAGATTTATATTTAATGCTAATCAAGTTGCACAAGGTAAAATGCAAGCTAGACAATGTTTTGAAGATATAGGCAAACAAATAGTTCAATATATAAAGAAAAGCATAGAACAAGGAAGTTGGGCAGAACTTGCTGAAAGCACTATAAAAGCAAGAGAAAGAAAAGGAAGTGGAAACAAACCATTAATAGATACTAGGACAATGATTAATAGTTTAGAGTATATAGTCAAGGAGATTTAAAATGAAATTCAAGTTATCACAGTTTGCTAAAAGTGAGTTAAGAAAATATCAAGTAACTAGAAAATCTGAATATGATATACATAACCCAGATGGAGCAGAAGAAGTTTATCATTGGGATATGGTTATTTATAAGAAAACTCTAAAAGTAGCAACTCCTGATGTTAATGCTGGGATAAAACTTTTAAATCAACTTAATGGAAAGATACTTAAAAGTTATGAATTAAAACTAGGCGATATTATAACAGTTGAAAATATTAATTATAGAGTAGTTGAAATACTACCAAGATTATATGCAGATTTTAATGAGTTTGTGCTGGAGATGATGAAAGATGAATAACATAGATTTAGAAATATTGTTCCTAGATAAAATAAAACAATTAAATAATAAATTTCAAGTTATTCCATTTGAACATCTTTCAAAAGTAAATGGACAACTGAAATTACCAAGAGTTATAGCAAGGACTATTTCTAATAATGTAATTCATAGATATACAAATGAAAGAGAAGATACAGAGAAATATGGAGTTTTTAAACAAACAAATATAAACAAGCATATAATCAGTTTTTCATTTACTCTAAGTAAAAAAGATGGTTTTGTGGATGTATCAGTAATTAGAGATTATTTTACAAATATAGAAGCTATAAATTGGTGGATTAAATTGAATGGATTGAACTTAGTTATAGAGGAAGTTGGAGAGTTAAAAGACATTACAGATTATACAGCCAGTGATTTACTTGAAAGATATGTATTTGATTTAACTGTAAGAACTTCTAAGGAGCTAAGAACAGAAATAGAAATTATAAAAGATGTAGATTTTGAAATAAAAGGAGGCAATTAATGGCAATAATATTAGGTGCTGAAAAGAAAATAGTATTTTTAAATACACACAAGCCAAGTCCTGTGGATCAAGCAACAGTAAATATAATTGGTGTATTTAGTACTAAGAAAGCTATAACAGAGCAATTAATCACAAGTATAAAAGATGTAACAGGAGTTACAGCAAGCGATGATGTTTATAAGATATTACAAGCCGTTTTTAATGGTGGAGCAAAACAAGTATTAGTATTTGGTAAGGTAGTAACTGGAAATAATTATAAAGATTTATTTGATAGTGTTAAAAATGACTGGTTTGGTACTGTAACAGATGAAACTGATATAGAGAAAATACCTTTAATTTCTAAAGAAATTGGTGCAAGAGAAAAGATGTTATTTGCACAAGTAAAATCTGATACAGATATTATGACAGTTGAAAACAAAATAAAAGCAATAGCTGAGGACACAACTTCATTATTTTTTAGTAAGAATGATGAATTAATAGCAGGAGCAGTTGCAGGATACTCAATCTCTAAATTTGCAGGGTCTGTATTAGTTGCAAATAAATTAATAAATGGAGCAGTTGAAAGTGGTTTAACAGGAGCAGAACAAGGAGTATTAGATAAGAATAAATCTAACTATGTAGCAAGAATGAAAGGACAATTAGGACTGGCTAATGGAGTAACTGTAACAGGTGATCCGATTGATTATATTCATTGTGTAAAAGCTCTAAAATTTAGGTTAGAAGAAGATATTACATTATATTTAAAAGCTACTCCAAAGCCTACATTTGCAGATATAGGTCCATTAAAAAATATAATTTTAGATAGATGTAATCAATTTGTGAGAATGAAAGCATTGGTTGAAGATAAGACAGTAGTTGATATGGTGCCACTTGAAGAAATACCAAAGAATGATATATTAAATGGTAAATTAACAGGTGTAAAAATCACAGTTTACTATGCTTATGGTATTAGAGAATTATCAGCTGATTTATTCTTTGAAGTTTAGGAGGTGCTAAATGGCTAATATATATAATTACGACAGTAAAAATTATGAATTAATCATAGGCAAAACAAGAGTTGATGACTATGCAGAAGATACAAAAATATCAATAGAGTATGACAGTGAATTTAAAAGCATTACAAAAGGAATTGATGGAGCAAGAAGTGTAAATCAGCACAATGATTATGACGCAGTAATTAAATTTAAAGTACTTCAAAACTCTCCATTGAATTTAAATTTCAAACAACTTGCATTAACAGAAGGAGAAAAAGGAACTTTCCCAGTAACTTTTATAAACAAAGGGCTTGATGGAACACTAGGAGCATTTTCTGCAAAAGGTTTTTTTAAGAAAATACCTAATTTAGAAATAGGAACAGATGCCAAAGCTCTTGAATGGGAAATACAATGTATTAATTTGAAAATAGCTTAATAGAGTAGTTTTTACTACTCTATTTTTGGAGGTAATAAATGGAAAAGAAAATAATTAAAGTTAATAATTATGATGTAACAGTAATGGAACAGCCAGCAACTTATGTTTTGAATTTAGAAAAGAGAATAGGAAGAACTCATATAGTTGACTATACAAAAGAGATTTTAAAGTATCCTAGTGGAATTAATCCAAGCCTTGAAGAAATTATAGGAATTCCTGAATCTATAAAATACAATGATTTGGAATTAAAACTTGATGATAAAGGTATCTATACAATGGAACAACTATTTTTAGCAGGTATTGACAGTGTCGTTTTTACTGGAGAAAAGTTTTTAAAACTGTTAAATAAAAATATTGATGAATTTAAGTACAAAGAAATTGAAGAAATAGGACTATCAGTTTGGGAGCAAGTAAAAAATATAGCTTTCTGTGGTTTTATTATGAATACATTTCGTGGAATGTAACTTGAATTATAATGCAGAAAGTATTGAAAATATGATAACTATGTATGGCTTTTTCATAAAAGATTTTGAAAGGGCAGAAAACTATTCAATAAAACAATTAGAGTTATATTTGAATAGAATTTCAAAAATGAATGAGGTATAAAAATGAGTGTAATTTCGGCATTAAAATTTAATATAAATACTTTTTTAAACTCAACTGGGTTTCAACAATTTAAAGCTAATTTAAAACAATCTATGAGTTTAAGCCAAAAATTCCAAGCAGTTACAAGCAGTTCACTTGGACAACTTGCTATTGGATATTTTGCAATAAGTAACTTAGTTGGGCAGTATAACAAAGCTATTGAAGCTAGTAACTATCAGATTGAGCAAGAAACTAAGTTATATAACACTTTAAGAGCTCAAAATTTTAGAGATGAGCAAATAAAGTCAATAATAGATATGACAGCAAGTTTACAAAGTTTGGGAGTTGTAGGAGATGAAGTAACTATTGCAGGGGCACAGCAATTAGCAACTTATAGATTACAAGAAAATAGTATTAAGTCATTATTGCCTATTATGCAAGATTTATTGGTAAAACAAAAAGGACTGAATGGTACAGGACAAGATATGGAAGGTATTGCTAATATTTTTGCTAAGGCTATGAATGGGCAATCAATGATTTTAAAAAGAAATGGAATTATTTTAAGTGAAAGAGAAGAACAGTTACTAAAAGTAGGAACAGAAGAACAAAAAGTAGCTTTACTTACAGAAGCAGTAAGAAGAAGTATAGGAGAACAAAACAAAGAAATGTTAAAAACTCCTGAGGGTAAAATAACATCTGCTAAAAATAGAATAGGAGATTTATACGAAGTTTGGGGAATGTCTATAAGAGATACAAGGGCTAAATTTTGGGAACTTATAGCAGATAATGCTGAAGGTATTCAAGATATGATTACTAATGTTTTCAAAGCTGGTGGAAGTTTTGTAGATACTTTTATGGGAGTTTTTAGAGATATAAAAAGAGGTTTTAATGCTTTACCTGATGGTGCAAAAACAGCATTTAAGGTTATAGGTGGTTTAGCACTTGCAACACAATTTCCACTTGTTACATTGTTTTTAGCTATTGAAGATGTATTTGCAGCATTTCAAGGTAAAGAAAGTTTTACAGAAGATGGGATTAATGCACTGTTAAAATTTACTGGAACAGATTATAGATTTGCAGATTTAAGAAAAGGAGTATCAGACTTCTGGAAATTATGGACAGAGGGAGCAGATAGTGGAATAGAAAAAATTACACTTACAACTAAAGTTTTAACAGATTTATTAGATGTGATAAAAGGTGGAGCAGGTTTATTACAAATGCTATGGGGAGCTACTGGTGGAGCAGTAATAGATATAGGAAAAAATACATATAAGGCATTAACTGGAGACTTTGAGAGTATGAATTGGGATAGTTCATTTGGAAATATTAAAGGTGGTTGGAACAAGGTATATGGTGCAGGACAACATATGAACGAAACTAGCAAAATGCACGATAATTATTTAGTTGATGAAGCAACAAAAAATATAAAAAAACAAGCAGAAGATGATGAGTACAGGAGAAAAAATCAAAATACATTTGGAGTACCTGTTGAAAGAGATTTTGTTATACCAGGAAGTCAACCGTTAGGAATATCAGCACCTATTCCTAGTTATATGGTAACAACAAATAATATCTATAATTACGATTATTTAAGAAGTAATTATGATTATTCAAAATCTAATTATGATAATTCCAAAAGCATTAATGAAGTGACAAAGTTCTTAACTAAAAACAATACTTATAGTTACGATAATTCAAGAAGTAATTATGATTATTCAAAATTTCAAACTGTGAATAGTACTTATAATTCCACTGTAAATGAATATAAGAAAAATAATGAAGCTATAAAAGTTGAATTGCCAACAAATATTAATGAAGCTATAAGCAATTTAAATGAAGCTAAAAAAACTAAAAATCTTGATAGTAAAGTTATAGATGGAACTAAAAAAATAACAAGTAATCAAACAGTTAATTATAATCCTACTTATAAAACAGATGTAACAATTAACGAAAGTAAAGATGGTAAAAATGGTTTTGAGGATATAGTTAAAATATTAAGGGAAAAAGATAAAGAAAATTTAGAGAAAATAAAAGCACAAGTAGGTATGAGTCTTACATATTAGGAGGGTATTATGAGTTTTTTTAAACAAGCAGTTGATATAGCTCTAAGTATGTTAGAAAACTCAAATCAGAGCTATATACAAGATATACCACTTGAAGTTATATCAGAAAAAACAAGAAGTTTACCAATGACTTTACCAACTAAAAGAGTTGAGAATGGTTTTAATATAAGTGATTCAGTAAGAAAAGAGCCAATGATTATAAATATAACTGTTGTAGATAATAGTAAAGATTATTTATTAAATAGGGATAAACTTTTAAAGTTGCAAGAGTTAGGGGAAGAAGTACAGTTTGTTTTTTCTAATCGTGATACTTATGAGCATATGATTATTGAAAATATAGAAGAAACAGAAACTGAGAAGCAAAAGTTTGGGTTTACATATTACATAACATTAAGGCAAATTCAAGTTGGAGAAATAAAAGAAAATGATGTAAAAATGGATAGTAAAAAAGCTAAAACTTCTGGTGGTAAAAAGAAAAGGACAACAGCTAAGGTAAGCACTCCAACAAGTGCAGAAAAAAGAAAAGTTAATAATGTTACAGGTGGAACAACAGACAGAGACAAAAGCTCAGCAAAGAGAATTTTTGGAGGCTAAAAAGTGAAAGCAATAGAAATTAATGTTACAGATATAGAAAGTAGAGGAATAATAGCTGAATTACCTAATAATATCAATTTAGAGCTAATTTATAATACTTATGATAGTTTTATATATCTTTCTATTTTAGATGGCTTAAATCAAAGAATAACAGGGTTTAATAAGGTAGTTCCTAATATTGATTATCTTAGTTTAGTGAGAAATGAAAGTAAACTTCAATTAAGATGTATAAAAATTAATGAATTTGCTGAGGAAAAAGATAAAGTTACTCTTCAAAATCTTAATAAAGATTATAAGTTTTTCTTAATAGGTGATGATGATGGCGAAGTTATGGAAACAAATTAGATTAATAACAATAGGTGAGATAGTTTTTGATTATGAAGAACTAGACATTGATTTTGAGGTTAAGTGTACTGATGATAATAAGAGCGATATAGCAACTATAAAACTATATAACTTATCAGAAACAACAAGGCAAAAATTAAAGCTTAATCAAGATGTATCAATAGATGCAGGATATAGAGAATTACATGGAGTTATATTTAATGGAATAGTTGAAAGTATTAGCACAAGTAGAGATGAAAATGATTTTATAACTACTATTGAAGCTACTCCAAATAACAGGGCTTATACAAATACTATTATAAACAGACAGTTTAAAGCAGGAATTAAAGCAAGTGAAGTTATAAAGCAAATTGAAAAAATGTGTAATTTTACTATGGATATAAAAGAACTGGGAAAAGATACAGTATATCCAAATGGTAAGGTATTTAGTGGAAGATTATCAAATGTTATTCCAATTTTAGCAAGAGATACAGGAACAATAGCAAGATTTACTAATACAACTATTGAATTTAAGTTACCTAATAAGGTTTATTCAAGTGTTTTACATTTAGGTGGAGAACAAGGATTAATCAGAATTGATAAAAAAATGGATAAGGCAGAAATAAAAAAAGATGAAAAGAAAGCTAGTAAAAATAGTAAAAGCAAGAAAAATAATAATAATAAAACATCTGGAAAAAGCAAACAAAAATTTGATATTGAATGTTTGTTAATTCCACTCATCAAAATAGGGCAATTACTAGAAATTGAAAGTACAACTTTTAAAGGTAAAGTAGTTGTTAAAGAATGTGATTTTGTAGCTAGTGGACTTGAAACATTTACTGCAACAGCAACAGTAGAGGTGGTTTAATGATAGAAGTTATAAAAGCATTGATAGATGACAGTTTAAATGAATTGCATACAAGTTTACCTTGTGAAATTAAATCAATAAACTATGGTGCTGGGACCTGTACAGTTCAACCTCTTGCTAAAAGGGAGCTATGCAGAAAACTTATAAATTATCCTCCATTGATAGATGTAAGATTAGATTTTCTTAAATTTGGTGGTTGGAGTTTTCAAATACCTAGAAAAGTTGGAGATATTGTATGGGTCGGGTTTTCAGAAACAACTTTATCTGATGAAACAAGCCTTGAAAGATTTAGTTTAAATGAGCCATATATTATAGGAAGTTGCGAAAAAGGTTTTGAAGATAATTCAGATGATATTATTTTACAAGGTGCAGGAACTAGAATAGAAATAAAAGGTAATGGAGACATAACAATACTTGCTGGAAGTAATGAGACAATTATAACAAGTAATGTTACATTAAATGGTGATTTAACTATAAATGGAAACACTACTCAAAAGGGTAGTATTACAGCAACTGGAGATGTACAAGGAGCAGGAAAGAGCCTTAAAGACCATACACATAAGTATAATCCAGGTGGAAATCCTCCAACATCAACTGGTAGTGCTGAATAGGAGGTGTAAATGACAAGTCCAAAATTAGATAAAGATTGTGAATTAGTATTTGATGATAAAGGAGTTTGTGAAATAGTTAGCAATGCAGAAGATTTAATACAAGCTATTAGAATTGAATTAGAGCAGAACAAAGGACAATTTGCATTAAATACAGCTTGGGGTACTCCATATTTGAATGATACTAACACTGGTATTTTACAACTAAAAGATAATAAAAATAGGATAATTCAAGAAGTTAGCAAGGTTATAAATAAATATGATGGAGTTGAAAAAATTGAAAGCATTGAATTTGAAGATAATTTATTGATTGCTAATATCAGAATTAATGGGGAGGTGTACACAATTTGATAACAGATAAAGGTTTTATAGTGCCTACAATAGATGAAATTTATACAAGAAAATTAAATGACTTTAAAAGTGTAAAGCCTGACCTAAGAGAAACAGATAGTAATATTATAATTGCTTGGTTAAGATTTGATAGTGCAGAAGAATATGATAGTTATTTACAAGCATTATCTGCATTTAATCAATTATCAGTTTACACAGCAACTGGGAGTAACTTAAATGCTATAACAAGCCATTTAGGGATGACTTGGAATAAGGAAAAAAAGGCAGTTGGTAAAATCACAGTTACTGCAGAGATAGGAACACAAATTCCACAAGCTTGGGGTGTAGAAACTAAATCTGGCGTTAAGTTTGTTACATTGAATACATCTACAATTACAACAGTAGCAAGAGAAACAGACATTGAAGTAATAGCCTTAGATGGTGGAACAGATGGAAATGTAAGTGCAGGAGCAATAACAGAACAAACAGAGATTTTAACTGGTGTTATATCTATTAACAATAAACTAAATACATTAGGTGGAAAAGACTTAGAAACAGATACAGAACTAAGAGAGAGATATTTAAAAAGGCTAGATAGAAAAAGTTCATTTACCACTGAGGGTATAAAAAATTACATACTCAAAAATACAAATGTTAAAAAATGTCAAGTTATAGAAAATGATACAGATGATTTTGATAGCGATGGAAGACTAGCACATAGTTACGAGTGTATTTGTTATGGAGATACAAATGACAACATCTTAAAAGCATTATATGAATATAAGATTGCAGGTATTAGAACAGTTGGAGCAATTACAAAGAATTTTGATGAAATTAGTGTAGGCTTCACTAGACCAACAGAAAAAACTGTATTTTTAAAAGTTGAAATACAAGGTATTAAAGAAGTTTGGAAAGATGAATTTAAGAAAACTATAAAAGATATTTACTTAAAATATATAGATGAAGTTGAGCCAAACAGCACTATTTATTTATATAAGATAATAGGAGAAATCTATAAAAATGTAAGTGGAATAAAAACTTTAAAGATTAAGCTAGGAGATACTAAGTATAGCGAGTTAGAAAAAGATTATAAATTATCTACGAAAGAAGTTGCAGTTGCTACACAAGATGTCGTAACGATTGAGGTGAATTTATGATACTTAGTAGAGTTCCACACATTTATCATAATACAGTTTTTTCAAAGAAAATGTTTGAGATAGCAGAGAGTAAGCATATAAGAATAAGAGATATTTACAATTTAATTTCTAATTTCAATGATATAGACAAATCAGAAGGCTATTTATTAGATGTCTTAGGTAGTAACTTCAAGATACAAAGAAATGGATTAAATGATGTAGAGTATAGAAAGCTACTGAAGTTTGAAATAGCATTATTACAATTTTTAGGAAGTCCGCAGGAAATAATTAGAATCTTATCTGAATATTTTAAGTTGAACCAAACAGAATTTAAAATACTTGAATTATCTGGGAAAATTCTTATAAGTATTCCAGAAAAATTAGATAAAAAAGAAGTTTTTAACTTAGTTAAAAAAATAAAGGGTGCAGGTGTAGGTTTAGAAGTTATCAATGGAATTTATATAGAGGATTACTTAATTTCTGAATTACATGAAATGACACTAGAAGAAATTGAAAAAATTACACTTGCAAGAGATGAGTATTATATTGAAATGTATAGTTTATCTGAACTTGAAGAAATGAGTTTAGAAGAAATTGAAAAAATTAAAATTTCAAGGAGGTAAAAAATGGCACAATGGATAGAAGATCCACAAGGTAGACCAGAGGTTGAAAAAGTTACAAAGGAACTAAAATTACCAGTATGGAAAGCAAATCATAAAGGTAAATTTAGAGATTTTTGGAATGAATTATGGGATAAAATTGAGGATTATTGCTTAAAATTAAAAGAAGGAGGTAAAAAAACAGATGATAGATTAAATTCAGCTATTGGGAGAAATGATGGAGATTTTCCCATTGCAAATGCAGTAGTTGGAAATGTCTATTATTCAGATGTTACAAAGAAGTATTATAAATGTAAAGTTGGTGGACCTGCTCCTATGCCAAATGGCAATTTTATAGATTTATCTATATTAGAAAATCTTAATACATTGGAAAATTTAATCAAATTTAATTCGGTTGATAATATTATTAAAATCGGTAATTTCGTAATAGAAACTGTCCAAGTAACAGGGTATGATGGTATTAGAACAGGTCATGTAAAAACAAACTTCAAAAAAATCTACTCTGTAAATCTAATTGCTTATGCTAATAAAGGGCAAACAGCAGAGTCTTTAATGCGTCAAGTTATGCACACTGGAACTGAACAAATTGAAAAAACTAAAACTTTTGAATTATATTCTGCAGGAAATCAAACAATTTTAGTTACATTTCTTGGAGAGGTTTAACAGCCAATCTTAAATCTGCTTGTAGTTGGAACAAGCTACCTTAAAATTATTTTTTGAAAGGAGTAAATTATGTATTATATATATTCAAAAGAAAAATTACCAAAATTATTATTTGATGTAAATTTAACATCAGAAGAAGTTAAGCTATATGGTGGGTGGGATGTTATTTTTTCATATTATCCAGATGTCAAAAAAGACAATACAACTATAATTGAAAGAGATACACCATTCAAATATCCAATTTTAGACGGTACTATTATTAGAGAAATGATAAGACAAGAAATGGTTGAAAATGGAATTGAAATAACTCTTGAAGTAGGAGAGTTCATAGAAAATAAGAAACTTATAAAAGTTCCAAAGCCACAAGGAAATGATAAATACTTAAATTGGGATAAAGATAAACACTTGTGGGTATTAGACACAGAAGCACAAAGAAAAGATTATTTTAATACCATAGATAGCTTAAAAGCTGAGGTATTAGATTATGGATTTGATTATAAAGTAGGGAAAGAAGAACACAGACAGAAATGCAGAGATAAAGACATCATCTGGATAGCTATGTCAGCTTTATTGTTATTCTTAGTTAAAACCTTTATGGGAAAAGAAATTAAAAAGACTTGGTACTTTGAAGATGATTTTGGAAAAGAAATGGACCTAATGGATTTCATTCAATTAATGTTTTTTGGAAGTACATTTATTCAATCTGTTTATGATACTGAAAATTACTTCAAGACAAAAGTTAATCCAAAAGACCTCTTAAAAGATGAATTTGAGAAAAAAAGAAAAGAAATACATTCAAAACTTGCTAAAGGCTAATTTAAAGAACTTTTATTATTAAAGGTAGTTTTATATAGCTACCTTTAATAAAACTCTTTAAAATTGATA